CAAATAAAAGCAGATAAGTTCACGATGGATAACTTACCTAACAATGGTTGGCCATTTGGGGGTTTGACAACGGCAAGCATTGCTACATTAACTACTGCTGATATTGCACCACTGACAGTAACAAATCTTGATACGAATCAAACATACTCATACAAAGATAGGTATAGTACATTTCCAACAATGGCACCGTTGACACAAGAGCAAATTCAATCGTGGTCTTTCAGTAGTGCAGACATTAAATCATTGACAGTCAGTGACATATCAAATTTTAAAATGCCTGGCACTATTGGTGGCGCGTCAGTAAAGTTTTAATATGCCCACAAAAGAAGAGATGATGAAATTTGCAGGTGAGATAGAAGAAATCGTCGCAACTACGGATTATAATTATCTGGAAGCTATCGTAGAGTATTGTAATAAAACGGGTTTGGAGACTGAGGTAGCAGCAACACTCATCTCTCCAAACTTAAAAGCCAAAATACATGAGCAAGCTGAAAATATGAATATGTTGAAAACTAAAGGTAGTCGTTTACCAATATGACAGGCTATGAGGCGTTTTGTTTATTTTCCTCACTCAAGTTGCACTTTACACAAGAGCAGTATGATTTCCTGAAGTATCGAGGCAAATCAAGAACAAGTGTAGAGGCATTTGAGAATCGAAAAGACAAGTGGCAATTCTATAAACTTTCTCGTCGGTGTTCTAACGAACAGATGATGCAGGATTTTTTGGTTGCCAACTTTATTGCCGATTCGAATGTTTGGGTGGGGAATCTATTGCAGGATGAAGCAGAACTTTGCTATCGTTCTAGACAAAAAGTCGTTCAGTCATTAACGTATACTTTTACAAATGACATAGAAAATTTGTTTGACAGCAACCCTAATGCTATGTTACAGTGTAAAGATGGGCAGTATCCAGATTTGTTGCAGAAGTATTTACACAGTGAGATTCAATTAGAGACAATGTGTGTACTGAATTCTATTCTTGGATTTATTTCAAGATGGGATAAACAAATCTCGGATACGATCCACTATCCAAAAGTAAGTTTGCGGATAAAGAAGTACACTCCGTTTATACAGTTTGATTTGACGAAGTACAAATTATTATTGAAGAAAACTTTAAATGAAAATACAGAAAATATATCTTGATATGGATGGTGTATTAAGTGATTTCACCAAACGTTATAAAGAGTTGTGGAAAATGAATCCAGAACCTAATCGTGAGCGTAGTGAAAAACGTGATCATAAATGGGATGAATTTGTTAGCGGTAATAATTTTGAAACATTAGAGTGGTATCCTGGCGGTCAAGAATTGTTGAAGTATGTTCTTTCACTGGATATACCAATAGAGATTCTTTCTTCTTCTGGTGGTCGTACACACCATGAAGCAGTTAAGAAGCAAAAGGAGATGTGGTTGAAGAATAATCATATCGACTTCAAGGTAAACATAGTTCCTGGTCGTGCCCTGAAAGCTGACTATGCAAAGCCTGATGTGATACTAATTGATGACACGCAGGATGTTATTGATGATTTTAATATGGCAGGTGGCATTGGCATCATTCATAATGATCTAAACAAGACTTTAAAAACTTTAAAGTCAATCGTGGATGATGCATACACAGTAGTTGATAATGAACAAAGTGGACAAGACGTTATACATTCTTAATATACGAGGTAAACAAATGGATTTAGAAAAACTCAGACGCAGTAGCGACATCAGTGTTCTCAATAAAGAAATTCAGAAGATGTCGGAAGGTGGTTACGATAAAGAAGATAATCGTTTTTGGAAACCTGAAGTAGACAAAGCAGGAAACGGTATGGCGATCATTCGTTTCTTACCAGGACCAGCGGTTGATGGTGATGATGCAATTCCTTGGGTGCGTACATACAAACATGGATTTAAATCATCAACTGGCACTTGGTTGATTGAGGAATGCCCAACAACGATTCAACAAAAGTGTCCGGTATGTGAACACAATTCTATTCTTTGGAATTCTGGTGTGGAAGCAAATAAAACTATTGCTCGTACACAAAAGCGTAAACTTACCTACATTGCAAATATTCTGGTGATTTCCGATCCAAAGAATCCTGCAAACGAAGGTCAAATCATGCTGTATAAGTTTGGTATGAAAATTTTTGCAAAGATTGAGGAAGCTATGGAACCTGAGTTTGCTGATGAAAAGCCAATGAATCCATTCGATTTATGGAAAGGTGCTAATTTCAAACTCAAGATTCGCAAAGTAGAAGGCTATCAAAACTATGATAAGTCTGAGTTTGATACTCCATCGCCAGTGTCAGATGATAATGAAAAGCTAGAAAAAATTTGGAAGTCTGAGCATTCACTCAAAGAGTTTGTTGACCCTGAAAAATTCAAGTCATATGATACTTTAAAAGATCGTCTGAATCTGGTTTTAGGTTTGAATGGTGTAACACAAATCAGTGGCAAAGCAGAAGATGCTACTCTTACATCAGCACCAAGTGCAGATGATGACGATATAGATTATTTCCGATCTCTCGCAGAACAGGGTTAAAGCCTAATCCTGTTCTTTTAACCCCACATCGAAAGGTGTGGGGTTTTTTTATGCTGCTTTTCTTTGAAGTAATGCTGTATTTTTTTCTACGGCAGTATTGTTTGTTGTTGTTGCATTCACATACAATGGATTGCTTGGTTTAGATTGACCACGTTGTTCCGCAGCAATTTCTGCTGATGATTTTCCTACATCATAATTTGGTGGTGTTTTACCAGTTCCTAATTCAACTGCCTTACCTTTGTTTGCAACTACATCACCATCTGGCACAGGTGAACTTTTAAGTGGAGTAACATGCCAATCTTCTCTCTTGCTTGGGTCTTTCCCCTGACCTCTTAAAAAAGCTGATGTTACTGGTCGGGTTAGACCAAATTTTTCTAACCATCCAGATGGATTATCTACATCACCCGTAAGGCTTCCAAACGGTTCTGCTTTTGCTTGAATATCAATCGCAGTACCACTGGTATGAGGTGAACCTTTTCCAGATGTGCCATCAGAACCTTTTAATGGTGACGCTGGTTTAGAAACAACTCCACCTTTTTGACCTGATGCTATCCATTTATCATATAGTTGTTTTTGTTCTTCATTTGAACGATATGCTGAGTTGATTAATAACTTTTTACCAGTTTGATTAGTATATGCTGTAGCCATCTCAACTAAGAGTTTTTCAAATCCAGGTTTTAATCCTGAATAGTCACTGGCACCCATGTTCTTATTATCTTCTACAATAGATTTTAAACTTTTTGCAGATGATGCTTCAGGTGCTGGTTTGACATCTGCCGGAACAGGTTTAACTGATGGAGGTACTTTACTCACATCAAGTTTTGGTTCAGGTTTAGCAGCGGGTGCTGGTGCTTTAGGTGGTGGCGCAGCGGGTGCAGGTGCAGCGGGTGGTGTTACCTTCGGTGCAGGAGCAGGTGTAACTGGTGCCGCAACAACAGGTTTTCCACGCTCTTCTATAGGAGGTGGAGTTGGTTTTACTTCTTCCTTTTTCTCTTCCTTAGAAGGACGATTAAATATTTTTTCAAAAAGAGAACGTTTTTTATAGGTTTCTTCTGCTTTTTGTTTTATCTCAGCATTTCGTTTTTCTTCTAGTTCCTTTTCCCTTTTTTCTTTTTCCTGTTTTAACTTATCTCTTTTTGTTACCAGTTCTTTAGTAACTTTATCAAGGTTAATAGATTCTTCTTCTAGTTTTTTAGACTCTTCAACAAGGCGTTTTCTTTCATTTCGTTTTTCTATTACCTTATCTACATCAACGCCAAGTATATCTTTTCCTATAAAACGTCCAACCGCTTCAAGTTTAGGTTTGATCCAATCCACAACTCCTTTCAAAAATCCACCAATACCTGTAAGGATAGATCGATATGCACTACCAGCATCACCCATAATTTTACTTGTTTGATCTTCACTAATAAAACCAAAGCTGATAAAACTTAAATATTTGTTAAAAGAAGTTGTGAGTAAATCCAACCAATCAACACTATCAAAGAAATTCTTTATACCATTAATAATAGCAGTAGCACCTGATACAACTGCATCAAAAATAGTTGATACGGCAGAAGAAACCATATCTACAATTTTTTCAGTGATTACTATTACTGAAAGAGCGGCACCTAAAAGTATAAGTTTTAAAACGTTTAAAAGTTTATCCACGATTCTGGTAACAAAAGTTTGCCTTTTCTCACCTTGCCGAGAAACTTGGACTTTAACTTTTGCCATTTTAAATTCTTTGGAGTCTGCTAATGATTTTGTGGTTGCAGAAATTGGTTCACCAACGGCAGGTTTAATACCATTTAGTTTTAAATAATTACCAAAAGCACCATTAATTGCTTTAAGTTCTTTAGCAACCGATTTAAATACTAAAGTATTTTTGGCAATAATACGCAATGAAGATACACCAACTTTAGTATCTTCATCGGTTTCTTTCCTAACTTTACTTTCTGGATCAGGTTTATTAAAGAATTTGTCTAACATTATGCGCTTGTTCTTTCAACCAATACGGCAGCAACATCACTGCTTGGTTTTTTAGATGCAACTTCTTGGTTTTTTATTTTTTTATTGTTTGTTTGTGCAACATTAATTACATCAACATCTTTAGGTTTCATTTGTTCTCTTTGTGCTTGTGCAACTTGAGTTGACTCTTGACCTAAGAATTTTCCTGCTGATGCAACTTTTGTCGAACTCATTACCGAAGCAAGTGCTGCGGAACCGCCTTTATCATTAGCAGAACCTGAACTAATTAAACTTATCGTTACGGGTGCACGACCACCTACTTGCTTGTACCATGCACTATTTTTTAATTCAAGTGCAGCATCTTTGAAGTTTCCATCTTTCAGAAATGCTGCTGCTTTTTTAAATTTTGTATACCAATAACCGCCCATGTTATATGTTAAATCAATTAAACCTGCTCTACCTGCTTCGTTTGCTTTGTCCCAACCCGGAGTTTTTTGTGCTTGTTTTAAATGTTCATCAAAGTCTTTTTCAAATAATTGACGAACTTCTTCATTTGTTAATTCACGATCCCATTCTTTAGGTAGTGTTTTACCATTACCTATTAAGTGTCCGACACCCACTGTCCATAGTCCACGTGAATCTTTATATGGTTTAGTTTTCCATCCTTCATTCGCAATGACCATCTGCTTGATGTTTTCATATTCTCCACTTGTTTTTGATGGACTAGAAGTTTTGGCAGGTGATGATGGTTTAGGTGCAGGTATTGTTACACCACCCAAACCTTTTTCTGCTGAAGCAGTTCTACCTAATTCAACACCACGATTATAGCCTTTGTCTTTCTTCTCTTGAGCAAGTTCATCAATTTGTTGATATGCTGCTGTATTTTTTTCTTGTTTTGGTGATAGTGCTGAAACTTGATCCATTGGAAGTGCTGCAACTTGATCCGCTGGAAGTGCTGCAACTTGATCTTGTTGTGCTCTAGCCATTTCAGTTTTAGTCTCCCCTATGCTATCATTCAATCCAAATCCAGAAGCACCCGAAGAAACTTTTATTGCTTTTCCTTCATTGTCCCTTTCATCTTCAAGAAGGGCAATTTCTGTTTGGAGGTCTTTTATGTAATTACGTTTCTTTTGAAGTCTTTCATACATTCCATTAAAGTATTCCTCATATTTTTTTCGTTCATTCATTTCCTCTTCAATGCGTTTTTTATTATACTCTTCTACAGCAGACTTATATTTTTCTGGAGAACTATCTACAGTAAAGATTTTTTTGAATTTTTCTATAACAAAATCACTAAAAACAGTAACTTTTTTCGTGAGGAAGTTTGTAAATTGTTCAATACCCTCACCTAATTTTTTAATTAAATCAACGTTCCAATCAAAGAAATTTTCAAGTACATCTTTGTCTATAAGTCCTAAAGTAAATGATTCCCATATACCAACCACAAATGCTCTAAAAATTTCAAAAGCACTACCACCCTTTTCATATTCATCGTATGCCATTTTAAATCCGTCGAATATCAACAGAGCAGCAGTAATACCTATAAGGGTAAATCCTGCAAGAGGACCTGTAGCAGCAGCAGGTACTGCGGCTAATGCTAATTTGGGTGCTAACTTGGCGGCAAAATTTGCCCATTTTCGTTTTACAAAATCAATAATCGAATTAATAATTATTTTTTTGTTTACATTAAACCATTCAATAAACATTTTTTTAAAATTGAATTTTTTAAGAAATGTTGAAATGGATTTTAATATGATTCTTTTGATTCGTATAAGTTTACGAAGAGTAGTAACTTTCCTAAGTTTCTTTAGGACAGCGGCAGTAATGTTTCTTTCAGTACCTCTGGTAAATCTACGAGTCGTATATCGCAAAAATAAGATTTTTAATGCACCTTTATTATCGTCAGTCCCATCTTTTGATTTTTTTGAAACTTTTGAATTAACAAATTTCTCACGAAGAACATTAAACTTTTTTGCTCGTTCATCTTCTTTTAGAAAACGTGCATCGGTTTGACCTGTTACTTTTACACCTTCAATTCCTAACCAACGTGAAAAATTAAACTTAATTAAGGTAAGATCAGATGCCATCTTGCCGATAGCAAGATAGTTTAAAGAAGTTTTCTGAAGGGACTTTACTACAGGTGAAGAACTACTACCACTCTTATTGAGCACCTTTTGATTTATTGAAAGACCTAAGATTTGAGCAATCATGCTGTTTTGGCATAGTAACTATTTACGAAACTTGCATTATATGTATCAGCAATTTGTTTTGGTTTCTGACCTGTTGATCCCGAATTATTGTTCGTCGTTCCGGCATCAACTGTGACACCAGCATTAGCAGCAGAATCCATTCTTTGACCTTCAGCAACCTCAGATGATGCAGATGAGAGTGAAGCACCACTTGCTGGTGGAGAACCGCTACCACCACTCCCACCAGAAGATGCACCAGAAGACGGTGACATAGGCATTGGAGAAGTTCCTGCTCCCCCGCCAACTGCTCCACCAGTTATTGTGTTCACATTCTTACTTGATATATCTAATGTCGAACCATCTGATTTTTGATTAAGTAGACCTAAAACTTTATCTGGGTCTGGATTACCTGCTGCTTTAATTTTTCTCTTAACCTCTTCTTCAGAATATGTTTTGTCACCAAATCTAGGCATGTCTTTATATCCACCTTTCCCATCAGGCAGAATTCCAAGACCATATTTCATGAATTTAAGAGCATCGTTGTAACTGTCTCCAGCAGTCGGCGCAAGATTTTTTGGGAAAAGAAGAGTGGCACGTGCATCAACTGGTGTTGGAGCAGATGCGGGTGCAGGTGCGGGTGCTGGAGCAGGAGTCGGTGTTGCTGCTGCCGCCTCAACTGAAGATTTTGTTGCTGCTACTGCTGGTTCTGTTGGCGTTGTATATGGACTGCGACCCAATACTGCTGGTGATGTTGGTGCCGTTTGTCCAGATGTTCCATTTTTTTCTTGGTATTTTTTTGCTTGTTCTGCGATTGCCGCAGCATTTTTAAAGAGTGAATCCAATTCAGGATTAGCACCACCTACGCCCATAAAATCTTTTAGACCTCCTGGCATTTTGCCAAGTAATTGATCTTTTGAAGGCATTTCAGTT